CGCGCACGTACGCCCACGATCGCCGGTAGCTTTGTCGGCGAGGGACTGCCGATCCCGGTTCGTCAAGGTCTGTTCACGTCACAGACACTCGTGCCGAAGAAAATGGCGGTCATCACCACGTGGACGCGTGAGATTGATGAGCACAGCATTCCCGCGATTGAAGGTCTGCTGCGCAATGCAATCGGCGAGGACACGGCGATCAGTCTTGACGCTGTCTTGCTGGATGCAAATCCGGCGACGGCGGTGCGGCCTGCAGGCATCCTGAACGGTGTTTCTGGTTTGACACCGACAGCAGGCGGCGGCTTCAACGCAGCGGTCGGCGATATCAAAGGACTGACCGGCGCACTGCTCACGGGCACCGCTGGCAATATTCGCAATCCGGTGTACTTGATGAACCCACAGCAATTGGCCAGCCTTGGCCTCATTGCGATGCCGGGTGCAGGCGTGTTCCCCTTCCGCGCGGAAGTCGCGGCAGGCAATCTCGGTGGCTGGCAGATCATCGACTCCGGCACGGTGCCGATGGGTACAGTCATTGCAATGGACGCAGCAGACTTCGTCAGCGTCAGTGGTGATGCGCCGCGCTTTGAACTCAGCGATCAAGCGACGCTCCACATGGAAGACACTGCGCCGACTGACATTTCGACCACCGGCACGCCAGCGGTCGCGGCGTTCCCGGTCAAGTCAATGTGGCAGACGGACAGTATCGCGCTCCGCCTCATCATGCCGGTCAACTGGACGATCCGTCGTCCGGGTGTCGTCGCATGGGTCGCTGGCGTCACGTGGTGAACTAATCAAAGGGTGCGGGCGTTTATTCTCGTACCCTTTGTTTTCTCTTGAACAGGAGTGAAGCTGATGGCTGAAGTTGATCAAGCTGCGCATGCCAAGGCAGCGCAGGAAGCCGACAAGAAGCGCCAAGACGAGGCGCGGAAGAAAGTAGCTGACGAGCGCAGTGCTCGTGAGAAGGCGAGCAAGGAAGCTCCGAGCAACAATGTGAAGCCGACGCCGACTCAGGAGGAGAATGACCTCGCGGCGATGGGTGTTCACAACAGCGAGCACGAAGCTGACGGCAGTCCAGAGGAAGGCGCAGCGACGAAGGACAAGGAAGCCAAGCCCGGTGCGGCAACGCCGAAGGCTGGTTATGCAACGCGGCAGTCTACGACCGGCTGAACATAGGGTGTCCCACCCATTCCCAAACCTAAGTCGGTTGGATGAGGCATGGTCGGGCGGTGCTCGGCCATGCTTCTATTCTAAAAGGTTCACATGGCGCTTAAAAATATCGTAGCGAATATTCTGCGCCCTATTCTGCGGGCGGCGGAAGGCCAACCTAGACCCGGTCCGTGGCAGTTGCCATTGTCCGGTGGCTGGTTGCCTGCCGACGTTGGCAGCAGCATGAACTGGTGGCAGAACGGCTATAACATTTCAATGACGGCACCTTCCGCAATGGTGGAAGCCTGCATCAGCAGCTACAGTCAAACGTCCGCGATGTGCCCCGGTGACCATTGGCTGAGCGATGATGAAGGCGGGCGCGATCGCATTGAGACCAGCGACCTTGCGCGGTTTCTGCGGATACCGAATGACTACCAGACCATTTCAGATTTCATGCTCAATGCCGTGCGCAGTCTGTACGCGGACGGCAATACATACGCACTGGCGCTGCGCAACAGCCGCAATGAAGTTGAGTCCATGCACCTGATGGACCCGACGCATTGCATGCCTTACGTCGCGTATGATGGATCAATATTCTACGGGCTAGGCGGCAACCCGGTCATTGATCGCGCCATCCCTGATATGGAGCTGGTGCCAGCACGCGACGTGCTGCACATCAAGATGAACACGCGTGCCTATGACTTGCGCGGGGTCAGTCCACTGGTGGCACTGGTGCGTGACATGAGTGTCAGCGATGCCATCGCTAATCAGCAATTGAATTTCTACATGAATCAAGCAAGACCGTCAATAGTATTGTCCACTGACCTGCGTCTTGACCGTGATCAGACGGAAATGCTGCGCCAGAAATGGGATGAGCAGTCCAAGGGTGTCGGCGTTGGCGGCACGCCGATTCTATCATCCGGACTAAAGCCTTATCCGATTCAAATAAGCTCCATTGATGCGCAGCTTGCTGACGTGATGAAAATCAGTGATGCGCGCATTGCTTTAGCTTATCGCATACCACTGCAGATGTTCGGAATGGGTGGCGGGAACGTGAGCAATACCGAAGCCTTGATGCAGATGTGGATCAGCACCGGGCTAGGCTTCTGCTTGAATCACGTTGAAGAAGCGATGGGCAATTTCTTCAAGCTGAATGGCGTGCCGGAAGAATACTTGGAGTTTGACACCAGCGCTCTGCTGCGGTCAGCGTTCAAGGACAGGATTGAAGCTTACGTTAGATCGGTGCAAGGTGGCATCCATGCACCGAATGAGGCGCGTGCTGCATTCGATATGGAATCAGTTCCCTTTGGTGACGAGCCGCGCGTACAGCAGCAGGTCGTTCCATTGAGTGCAGCGGGTAAGATCCCAGCGTCCCCGGCACCGGGAGGCGCACCGCCAGCACCGACGGCAGCGATAGGTCAGTCGAAGCCGCCTGACCCTGAGCCACCGCCTGATGAGCCAAAGGGAATTACCGATGCAGAACGGACAAGCATCATCAGTAGATTTAGATCGTCGCATGCCAGAAGCATCTCCATTTGAGTTGCTGGCTGAAGAGTTAGGTGCTGTTGCTGGGCGTATAGAGCGGGAGGCATCCTACAGAATTGCCGCCCTCATTGCCGACGTCGAGCGCAAGGTTGCGCAACAGGAACTGCAGATTGAGCGCCTGCAGAAAACTGTTGAGACTATGATTGGTGGCAACATCGTTGTCTGGGACAAGTTAATCAATGATAAGTTAGCGTCGCTGAAGGATGGCGTAGATGGAAAAGATGGACCGACCGGTGCGGCGGGCGAACGCGGGGAGAAGGGTGAGCAGGGCTCCGCCGGTCCAGCCGGGGAAACCGGCTTACGTGGTGAGGCAGGGCTGCAGGGCTTGCAAGGAATTGAGGGAGCGCGCGGCGAGACTGGCTCAATGGGCGAGAAAGGTGATCGTGGGGAAGTAGGACCACAAGGTCCGCAGGGTGACAAAGGTGAAGCGGGTGCGCGCGGTGAAAAAGGAGACACCGGCATCACCGGAGCCAGTGGTGAGCGCGGAGAACCCGGCGCAGTAGGCAAGCTGCCTAAAGTCATCAAGTGGATTGAAGGTTCAGTTAGCTACGAGAGTGACGTTGTCACGCACAATGGCGGATTGTATCAGGCGCTGAAAGACACCGGTAAAACTCCCGGTACGAATGACTGGCTGTGCCTTGCCGCACCGGGCACTGACGGCAAGGATGGCCGCGACGGTGAGGACGGTAAGTCATTCACCATCCGTGACACGTTTGATCCGCAGGCCAAATACAAGGCGCTAGACGTGGTGACGCTTGACAGCAAATGGTTCGTTGCCAAGTATGATGACCCCGGCGCTTGCCCCGGCGCGGGTTGGAAGTCCGGTCCCGGTATTGGCCGCACCGGCAAACCCGGCGAGCGTGGCGCGCAAGGTTCGAAGGGGGATATTGGTCAGGCTGCTCAGGCAATTGTTGGATGGGATATTCGCACTAAGACTTATGAGGCATATCCCATCATGAGTAGTGGCACCTTGGGTCCGCCTTTGCCACTGCGCGAACTGTTCGCACAATTCCAAGAGGAGGCTGGCAATGCACTCTAGCATTACAGTCCTCAAGCCTGCACCGGACACCGCCTTGGTCACGTTGTATGAGGCCAAGGTGGCGTTACGCATACCGACGGCAAGCACTGACCAAGACGAGCTGCTCAAGTTTATAATCCTGCGCGCCAGCGATGAGGTTGGGACGCTGTGCAGCAGGGTGTTCCCAAAAGAGCAGGTGATTGAAACGTTCCGTGAAATTGAAAATCCAATCACGAAATTGTATCTGTCACGCTGGCCAATAAAGTTGGATGATATCGTTTCCGTTGAGGTTGATAATGCTACAGCGGAATATGACGTTGACGGCGAGTCCGGCAAGCTTTCTTTATTCAACGGCAATCTGTGGTCCGAGTCCGTGGTCGTGACATATTCCGGTGGCTATGCGGTGCCGCAGGAGGTGCCGCCCGCATTGCGCCAAGCAGTGATGCTGATTACGCATGACGCGTATTACAGCACGATCCGTGGTGACAGTACGATCCGGTCAATCACGCATAAGGAAAGTCGGATCATGTATTTTGATCCAAACGCCAAATCAAGTTCATCGAGCAGCGGTGGTGCTGCGACTGGTACGCCTGCGCAGCGTGCCGCCAAAGATTTGCTCATGCGCTTCACGCGCTTGACGGCCTGATGGTTGCGGTCGGCTACATCGCCAAGATGATTTCTTCCTTGGTTGCTGGCGGTGGCCTTGAACAGATAGCGTTGAAGAAACTGGAGGCCATGGGCGGTGAGTTCTTGCTGCAGCAATTGGGCGTCCCCGGTACTCCATTTGGAGCCTTGAGTGATTTACGTAAGCTGCAGCCGAAGTCATTTAATTTAGATCAATTCAATCCTTTTAAAGTCAAGACAGACTTTATAAGGACTTTGCAGAAACAGGTTCTTGGCAAGAAGCGCGGTAACTGGAGATCAAAGTCTGCGTGGGGTCGCAGTGAGTGGGCCAAGGGTAGAGATGACTGGCTTGACAATCACTGGCGGCACGACTGGCGCAGTCAGCCACGCAATGCAATCGGCAAGTGGATACCGGGTCGTCTGCCTTACGTCCCGACCTATTTACAGACCAAGGGCAAGACGATTGGTCGCAAGACCAAGCGGCGTCGCAAGTTGCGCAGGCAGGCTAGGTTGCGCGGGCGCAGGATGGCGAAGAGAATTTTCAGGAGGTAGCATGGCGTTTAACTTTTCTGAAACAGTGCTGGTGCATGCGCAGAATACATTTGGGCGGCAGGTTACTATCACGCCAGTGAAAAGCCAGCCCGGTGGTCAGCCTTACGTCACGCGTGGTATCCTTGAAACGGAAGCTTTTGACGTTACCACGATGGAAGGCATTATTCTTTCCGACACGCGCGTCATACTGGACATACGCGACGCTGAAATTGCCGTGCAGCCGTTGCAAGGTGACTTGGTTGACATACCGGCTGAGGGTACGATACCAGCCGAAGGGCAATTTGAAGTGATGGATAGTGACCCGGATGGCGGCGGTGAAACTACTTTGACATTGCGTCACATTGTGCCGCCGTTGCCAACGCCATGACAGCGAGCAGTTACGCCATGATTGTACGCGATGAGATGATGGCGCGTTTGAAGACGATGCCGTTTTTCAAGACGTTCAAGTTCGGTACGAACAAAGCTGAACAGATACAGCCTGAATTGATCCCGTTCCTTGGCGTCTATTTCATCAGTGAAGACTTGTCACCGGAAGGCGATCCAAATGACGGTGAGCCTCGTTTCCATTCTTCAGCAACGTATGGTTTTTCCGTTGTCGTGCAGAATAATGACGGAGCTGCTGCGGAGCTTACACTTGACCTTGCTTGGACACTGGTCATGGATCGTCTGTTTACAGACCCGACCTTGTATTTGAATCCGAAGGCCAAGATACAGGCATACACACGCGGTAATCGCACACATCAATTCGGGGCGGCTGGCGCGGACAATGCCATCCCGATTGCTGAGAGCAGGTTCACTTTGATTTGCGATCTTGGCGTGATTGACTTTCCACCCGTCGTGGACAATGTCTTTGCTAAGATGCATTTTGAAACCAAATATCCACTCGACACAGACACTACTCAAATTCAGCAGGTTGTCGCTGAATGGGACTTGCCTGTAGAAAAGGAGAAGACTGATGAAAGTGTTCCCGAAGAATGATGACATTCGCCGTGTGCTTGCGCATCCAACGGCGGGTAAGTTTCGTGCGGAAGGGCTAGTAGACTGGCCTGATGATTCCTTCACGCAACGACGCATCAGGGATGGTGATATCACTCCTGAGGGCGGCGGCGATCCGCAGATGACAAAGCACGAGGGTGGCGATCCGCAGAAGCAAGAGAAGACGAAATTTTCGCGCAAGTCTGAATAGGTTCACAAGTACCAAAGGAGGGCAGCATGCCCGTTAGCTTTAATCAAATCCCGTCGAATTGGAGGATGCCACTCTATTGGGTCGAATTGGATCCTTCGATGGCTGGCCTCGGTTTGACGCCGGGTCGTTCTTTGCTTGTTGGCATCATGACATCGACCGGTACTGCAATTCATGATGTGCCGATCGCCTGTGCTTCGCAGGCGCAGGCTGATGCAATGTTCGGGCAAGGCTCCATGCTGGCAAATATGTTCAGCACTTTCTTCGCCAACAATTGGGCGAATGAAGTCTGGGGTTTGCCGCTGGCTGAGCCAACTGGTGCGGCTGCGACAGGCTCGATTGTGGTAACGACGGCACCGACTGCAGCGGGTTCAATTGACCTGTATATCGCAGGCCGCAATGTGCCTGTCTATGTCGGTGCCACTGACACCGTGGACATTGTTGCGGCTTCAATTGAAGCTGCGATCAATGCTAATCCGAGTTTGCCTGTAATTGCTACAGTTACAACTGGCACCGTGACTGTGACGGCCAAATACAAAGGCACACCGGGCAATGACATCGTGATGTCGGACAGCTATTACGGCACCGTCGGCGGTGAGCAATTGCCGCAGGGTGTGAAGCTGACCTACACGCAGTTGACAGGTGGCGTCGGTGATCCCGTGTTTACGAATGCCATCAGTGCGCTTGGTGAAACTGAAATTGACTACGTCTGCATGCCGTTCACGGACAGCACGTCCATGCTGGCATGGGAAACGGAGTTTGGTTTCAGCGACACCGGGAGGTGGGGTTTCATCAGACAACATTATGGACATCTGTTTAACGCCAAGCGTGGCATCTATTCTGATCTGCTTCTGTTTGGGGAAACACGCAACAGCGCGCAGATGTCTGTGATGGGTGTTGAGGTTGGTAGTCCAACGCCGACTTATGAATGGGCTGCAGCCTACACCGCGAAGGCGGCACGCGCACTGGTCAATGACCCGGCTCGTCCGCTGCAGACATTGTCGCTCGCAAACTGTCTGCCAGCATTGTCGCACAATCGATTCCTGCTTTCGGAGTTGAATGGGCTATCCTTTGTTGGCATTGCCACGCAGCGCACGCCTGTTGACGTGCCAATGGTCATGCGTGAAAACACGACGTACCAGAAGAACCTGTATGGCAACAGTGACGACGCCTATGAGCTGGTGACGACGCTGGCGACGCTGGCTAAGTTGCTACGCAATCAGCGGCAAGCCATCACCAGCAAATATCCACGTCACAAACTCGCGGACGATGGAACTCGATTCGGTTCTGGACAGGCAATCGTCACGCCAAAGATCATCAAGGCGGAATTGGTTGCGCAGTATCGCATTGATGAGTTCAATGGTCTGGTTGAGAACGGCAAAGCGTTCAAAGCCAACTTGATTGTTGAACGCGATCCGAATGATCCAAATCGCGTCAACGTCCTCTATCCGCCAGATTTGGTGAACCAACTCCGAGTCTTCGCAGTCCTTGCTCAGTTCAGACTGCAGTATGATCGCGGCCTCGACACTGTTGTCGCGGCATAATTCCATCTTGTGAAAGGACAAGACTATGGCGCAAAGAATAGCTGGGATTGCCTATCTCAAGGTGGACGGCAATCAATATCCACTGCGGGGAAATTTCACGATTACCCCATCAGTGATTGAGCGGGC